ACTCTAACCAATTGAGCTACATCCCCGAGAAAATTAATGACTACCCTCCAATGAAATGAAGTCGCTGGCGAAGTAGAAAAAGTCATCTTTGAAACTATAATAAAAGCATTCACCAATCTCCATCTGGAGCTGGATGTCCCGATACTTAGCTCGCACGAACCTCTTGAATCCATGCCCAGTGAGATAGAAGGGTTTGCCCTTGAATGACATCTGAGGATACGTGTCAGCGATCATCTTGGGGACATGACTATTCCCTTTGGAGAACTCCGGGTAATCTGATTCTTCATCACCCAAGGAGATTGTGTTGATTGGTATCATTTTCTGTCATTCAAGTTGATACATATATACTATCAGACTTTCAGTGACATGTCAACCCTTAGTTCGTTTTTTAGCGGGTTTCTTTTTCGTGGATGCCCGTTTTTTAGCACCCTTCTCAGCTGCCTCGGCCATCTTTGCAATATTCTCAATGTAGGCTTGCCGTTTCCCCAATCGTTCAATTGCCTCAGTCGAGTCCATCCAGATATCCTTATTGTCTAGGACGGCTTTGATTTCATCTTGAGTCAAGAAACCTGCATATGCATCCTGTAGGAGATTCTCACTCCATTTACGTTCGTGTACAACATTGTCATACATCTCACCACCCTTACCGATTGTCGCGGAAGAGTAGTTGTGAATCATAAACATAGCATGAGGAGAGATCTCATACTCATGACCCATCAAGAAAAGAAGAGTAGCAGCAGACATACAAGCACCTTCAACGTGAACATGAATCTGCGCCTCTGTCTCTGCCAGGATATGCACGAACTGAATTGCCGTAAAGAGATCACCCCCCACTGAATTGATATGCAACTTAATAATATCAGCCCCCGTTGCACTACGTATCTGGTGAAACCACTCGGTGTATTCTTCACCAGATTCAATTTCACCTGAGATATAGTATTCGTAGATGTTACCATATGACCCAGCAAAGGAAGTCGCTTTATTCTTGAGCAAATCAGTGATTGGATTTTGAGCGTTATTAGAATGACTTTTCATGACTTATAGCTTAAATAGTTTGCAATCTCTATCATTAATTTATCACACCAGTTATCCCGGTGTTCCGTAAAGATCAAAGGTGTGGTATCATTCTCCACCATCATAATCGTGATAAGTTGAGTAATGGGAATGCCGGTTCTCTCTTCATACATGATAGCATATGCTGTCTCTTGCATGAAGTAACTTTGGATTTCATCTGATTTTTTAGCTCGCGTGGAGGTCTTAAAATCAATGACACTAAGTTTACCATCGAACTCTGCAATACAATCAACCTTACCGGCGACACTAAGATGGTGGGAATACAATGATGTTTCGAGCATTGATATCTTACCCATCCGGGAATCAAGCACAGGTTGAACTGCAACCCATGAGGGGATAATATGGGGTAGCGTATCTGAACCAATGACATTATCTTCATTCATCAGGTAGCGCTCAATCATATCATGAACCGTACTACCTCTGGTGCATGCGTGATGTGAGATACGATTGGCCTCTGCTTCCCCGACTCTCTTGCGCCATTCTTGAATGTACTTTTTCTTGGAGTGACTCAGAACCGTAGTGATTGATGGGTATCTTTTACCATCCGGTGTCACATATGTTCTACCCGATTTCTGAGTATTACATTCAAGGTCATCATAATCAAGTTTGACCTTCGTGTGTTCAAAGATTTTACCTCTATTGAATTTCACGGTTCAATTTCGTTCCATTTCTTGGGTCTGGTATTCACCTTAAGGTAATCAACACGAAACTGATTGACCTTGTTTTTCAGGAATACCAGGTGACCGATAGTCGAGACCTGCAGAAGCAAGCCTATTACGATTAATATTTCAAGTAGATCCATGTTTTACCTTTTGTTGTTGTCTCTTATCTAACTTACGTTGTCGTTCAAACTTATCATAATACTCGCCCTTCTTCTTCTCACTCTTTTTGTTCTTCCACTTATTGTATCTTTGATTACTCACTTTGTATCTCCTGGTCGCCATTCTTCACATTCAGTATATGCTTTCGGTGATCCCGGGGATTCTTTCTCTTCTAGTTCTTTGGTCATAATGTAATCTCGGACAATACCACTTCGGCAGATGTCTTCCCATCCAAATCGAATATGATTAAAATAATTCATCTTCTCGAGGATCGTCAGAAACTTATTGATGCCTTGTTTATCACGATCCCGAGTGAAATCAGATTGGTAGTAATCACCCGTAAAGATGATTCGACTTTCTTCACCAATACGAGTGATAATAGAATCGAGTTCATGGAAGTTACAGTTCTGCATCTCGTCAATAATCACGACAGAATTGTTGAGTGTGATACCACGAATATAACTAGTGGTCATAAACTGAATCACGCCGCGATCAACCAGTGTCTCCCAGGCTTTACTATCACCATAGAGCTCATTGACGATATTCTCATATGGTGTTGTATACGCTGCTTCTTTTTCTTTCTGTGTGCCAGGCAAGAAGCCCATGTCTCTAGTTGGAACAACAGAACGAACGATAATGATCTTCTTTCGGTATTGGTGGTCCTTAGATTCATTCAGTGCATGATGGAGAGCAATGAATGTCTTACCACACCCAGCAGCACCAGATAGTATGAGGTTATACCCCTTCTGATAGAATCGAAAGAAATCCTCCTGTGACTGCGAGAATGGAAAGATCTCGATCAATCTTTTACGCCATGCGGGATTAGAAGTACTTTTCTTTGTTTTAGTAGTGGACGGTTTGTTTTGTGCCATCTTTTGCTTTTCCGGGATGTCTTTTACGAATACTCTTCATGATATCAACAAAATCACTTCCAGCCCCTCCTCGGGCTCTTTGTTCAAGAGTCTTACCACCTTCATATGAGAAGAAGGGTGCGGTAATACCTCTGGTCACAGAATGTGCGGCGCATTGCGGGCACGGTCTATCGGCAGGAAGATCACGATCCGCGATGGGATGGATCTCTTCAAACTGAGCATTACATTTTTCACATTGATAATCGTATGTCATGTTTTTAACATCATGGCTTCTAGTCTCTCGACAGCGCGGGTGAGTCGCGATAATTTGGTTTCGTAGAACGGAATTTTGTCATTCTCTTGGTCTTTTTCAAGACGTCGAATATAGTGTTGCGTTTGCTCAAGGTCCTCTTTTAGACGTTTAAGTTGTGAAAAGATCATAATGATTACCTATCATCATTATTTATCCTTAATGATACCCGGGAACGCCTTATCCACCAGGACCGGAGTGAGTGCGGGAAAGAGTTTCTTAAGCTCTTTGTCCTTCATCGCGATAACGATCTTGGCGTCATTGACATTCACGGATTCTAGGAATTGAACAAATCTGATTTCTTTCTTTGTAGAATTCATGGCAGATCCCTTGGTCAATTTTTTGAGGATTTTGATGTTCTTGTCAATTCTCCCCGCACTCCTGTCCGGTACATTGTTATCTTCCTTGAATGGTGGACTACCTTCTGGTAGATCGAACTGAACCCACTCATTGAAATTACCTTGCAAGACGAGCCTCAGTGCATAACAATCATTTGCCTGAAGAATGTCAACTCGATCTTTCATGGCACGAACGTCTTGAACCTTCGTGAAGATTTCGTTTAGTGATAGTTTTATTTTTGGTCTTTGCATTTTATTATTGATTCACGAAAAAGTCTTGAACACTTGGGATGAGCATATTGCATCTCTTCTCTATCAAGTAACCGAGGACCTTATTATTGTCTTTATTGTCTTGCTCTTTATGTATACGACTGATATCTTCCCGGATATCATTGGGTGTGCTATCCAGATCAATCAGCTTCTTGTTCCGGCAGAAATTCCGATACACATCAGCCTTCATGTCGGTATCCAGCATGCCCTTGTTCATGGATTCATACCACCCCTGAATCACATTAGCGCGAAGTGGTTTCTGTCTGTCACCCGATACGAAGGTGTCATCATGAGAGAGCACATTGGGAACACCATCGCCGGAATCACCTCGGCAGATATGCTCAAAGAGATAATAGGCTGGATCAGTGACTCCAATGAAGTCTTTCTTCATGGGGGAAAATTGTTTGACATTCTTGTAGCGGTGAAGCTGCAAGAAGTCTTTGTCAGCAGAGACGATCAGGACAGGTTCTCCCTTCCCGAACCCTTGAGTCGATTCAGTTAGGTGACCAATGATGTCATCTGCCTCGGCACCCTTTGATTGAATGACTGGAAATGCCATTGATTCGTTGATTTCATCCCGCACTGTCGCGATCATTTCAAATAAGCTCGTCCAATCAAGCGGTGACGAATCCCGGCTCTTTTTTCGATTTGCTTTATACTGTGGATATGGACCCTTGCGCCATGAACGATCATCACATGCAATTATCGTCTTACCATATTCATCCCGAAACTTGTGATTGTATCGTCTCACGGAATTCAAGATCATGTGCCGAATCAAGGGCTCTTCAATTTCCGCAGGTCGGTCCTGGGAGAAGATGGCTGCGATTGATATTGCGCTATAATCGATGATCAACATGTATTAATACTATCAGGTTTTCAGGGTTTGTCAACACTTTTCTTATCTGCATACTTCCGTAGATGCTTTTTGGTAATCTTCAGGGATATCCACCCGTTGTAGTATTCCTTGGAGAGGAGAACCTCCCGGTCGATTTGCTCTTTTGCCTCGAGGTATGAGCATTCTGATTTACTGGAACACATGTGGAGTATTTCTCTGGTGAAATTTTCATACCCACAGGTCTCGATGTCTTTTTTCAATTCCTCATTTGATCCCCAATAAGCTTTCCAGTCTGATTCAGCAAGATACCGTTTCTTTTTCTTCTTCACCTGGCGTGATTTCATTGACCAGAAAAACTTCTTGCCCACGTATTGTCTTCCATTGATCAGATTTGTGATCAGATACACAAACCCATAAAACTCTTTTTGATCAGGTGCGGTATTATACTCTTCATTAAGAAATGTCCAGGTTTTCATTGACAGGAATCTAGTCTTATGGTATAATTTATTTCTCGAAAGAAGAAGAAAAGAATCTTCTTATTCCACATTTGTTCAAGGGTCATCTTGAGACTTGATCTTGATGACAATTTCTTCCTTGCCCCTGGGTCCAGTCCAATGTACAATTCGGGCATCACGATTGAATCCTCTGTATTTGATGTCAAGTCTTAACCACTGGTATTCTTCGGGCATAACAACCACATGTTCCTCGGATTCCCCAATCAGATGATGTAGCGCCTCCATGTCTCCTCTTTCAATTCCCAGGAGAGATCGCTTGCACCACTGTTTAAGTATCTTTGGTTTATCCTTGAAGACAACGACACCGGTTTGCCAATATGCCCATTTCTTTTTCTTTGCATATACATCACCGGTGAGTCCCAATTTTTCATCTTGTGCATATTGAAAGATATCAGTAATTGGTTTCTTCACTTCACAGTCGAGATCCAACCAACAAGTATACTTATATGGACTTGAGAGCATGGCTCTTGGTTTCATGAACCAGGTTCGCTTATCAGGAAGTTTACCGATGTTAATAATCTCGATATCCCCTGGCAGTAACTTTCTCATCTTTCTGGCAAGACCGAAATCAGCAACAACGATAGGGATATCGGGCATATGTTCTCGGACATTTTTTAGCCACCAATCAAGTAACCAAAACTGATTCGCGTCACACCCAGTTAGAATACATTCACCGTCTTTCATACTCTCTGGTAGTCTGAAGGTAGATTGTGTTTCATCTTACATCCTCTCTCCTCTTGAATCGAGGAGAATCGGTCATCTGCCTTAAAGACCCATGGGTAGTGTTCATCCAAGACGAATTGATCCGAGGAGAGAAATGTATCTGTCGGACCACCCATATCATTTCCTCTTTGGAGGATCATTTCCATTGCACTTGGATTGATCGCATATGCATGTGCACCTGGAAAATATCTCTTGGAAAAGAGATTCCGAACTCCACTCATTTTCGGTTCTTTATACTTACCATAACTGGGGTGACCGAGATTCACGAAATGTCGAAAGTTAAGATAGTTTGGCATCTCTTGTGTCATTACGGCATCGTGTTCCAGAATACCAATCGGTCCATCTTGATTATCAGCACACATCTGCCATAGAGTCCGGTGAGAAAGATGCGCTGCGACACATCGATCAAGTCTGGCAAATCTATTTGCATGCCGAAATCCAGACATGAACTTCTTGTGTTTCATCATGTCCTTGATGTAATCACTATCTGGTGTATAGGCGGGAAAGAATGTATACTCCATTCCAAACTTCTCTAGGGATTTTGCACAGCGTTCTGCTGCTTCACATGATTTTTCGTGTGCTGGGCAATTGGTATCTTCAATTCGTATAATATGGAATTTCATTATTCTGTAGTAGTAGATCTTAACATTTGAACATGCGTGTAATAGGTCTTCGTGACACCTAAACCAGAGACGAGTTGTTTACACATCAAAGCATCATTGGGCCAAAAACCGTGTTCATCAACCAGCGACAACATCTGTTCTGCACCCCCTGGTTTCATTATATAGGCTGAGTTACCAGCCAATCCCTGGGGTATGTCGTCCTTATCGATCCAGGGAACCTCTTGATACTCCTGGGAGTTTTTCAAGACCACATCATAGAAATCGTGTGCTTTCCTTGTCGCCTTGAATGGATTGTTGATACCAAGAATACTGAATTCAGGAGATTCTTCCACGACCCTTTGAAGATCGAGTTTGCGTACGAATCTGGCATCATGTTCAAGAATCAGGATGGGCTTATTCCAATTGGCACACATCTGCCAGAGCTTGTAATGACTCAGGGCACACCCAATACGATTACGAATATCCGCAGTACGATATGCCGAGAGAAGTAGATCGGTCTTCTCATCGTACTTTGAACCACTTTTTGGGTAGGTCCATTCATTATCAAACTTCTCGAGTTCCTCTATTGCATGATCTTTATCGACTGCCTGAAAGAACTCTGGGTAGAATGAATTGCCTACCTTCTTTGAAGAAGCTGAACAGAACTTGGCTGCTTTTTCGGATGTCTTATTTCCCTTGAGTGTTATGATGAAGACTTTCATTTTATCTTCTAAAAACCAAAACCGTTCCGCGGTGCTTGACATCTCTACTGATTCTTTTTTCTATATTGAAACCACATGATGCTATCATATTCTCGACTTCTTTCAATGTGGCTTCTAGTGGATCTGCTGGAATACAAACAGAACGGGTTTCAGCATATTCTAGGTATATCCTACCATGTTCATTCAACTGATCACCCCAAACTTTGATTGTCTCTTCTGGGCATATTGAATGATCAAATGCATTCGAATAGACTATGTCAAATTTACCAATCCATTCTTCTTTGGGTTTACTAAAATCATGTTGAACCGTCATTGGATACTTGGTGGCAGTATCACTTATTTCTGTTCCAATAACACACGAAGTCGGAAACTTCTCTAGGAACATTTTTTGCTCTGCACCACTTCTTGTTCCATGACATAAGATATTCTCTGCTTCTTTTTGATTCTCACAGATCCATTGTATTGTTGATTTTTTGGCGTAAACCCATCCTTCCTTTACTTTATTTGCTGCTGTTTGAATCTCAACATAATCATCATAGTCTTTGTATTGATAAACTTTCATATTCGCCCTATTGTCATTGCACCAACATTATCTCTACATTCTTCGATGACCTTCCAACCATTTCCACCGCACCATTTCTTAATTCCCGGACCAATATCAGATGGTTGTTTATTGACGATCGCTGTATCATGGAAAATAATGTATTTGTTTGTAACAGGTGCATGTAAGGCGAGTTCTTGAATGGTCCAGCGCCACTGGTGGAGAGAATCGATCATCAACATGTCGGTGGTAACTGCACATCGCTTATCGATTGAACTCATTTCATATACATTTAATGATACCCCATTCTCTTTGCAGTAATCCTCAAAGAGATGTTTCTGCCAGTTATATTTCTCAAGTGTGTGGTCAATGAAGTGAACCTCTTTCACACCAGTAAGGAGTGCTGCAGCTGCACTTGCGCCTTGATGAGTTCCCAATTCTTTGTAGGATTCACACTCACTCATATACCTCGATATCATATCATGATGAGCGCAGTAGAGGGGCCCGTGATTCTTGGGATCTTCTTGTTGGGAACGAATAGAACTATAGAAATCTTCTAGGGCATCTATATTTTCAATTGTTGCTGTTAGCATATAATAGATTCTTTCACCAGTTGTCTATAATTATCTATCTTATCCCTCTTTGGTCCCTGTGGTGTCACCTTTGTGCGAATATGAATGAATCCAGAAACCTTCTTTGGTAGGAAACTACATTGGCACCATCTTCTATTCATCTTCGAGAATGGGACCTTTGCTTTTCCCGCAAGTTGGGCAATGATTCCCTCATCCTCATAGTGATATGCCTCATTATAGAAATCCATCCAAGAATCATCTTCCGGGAATTGTTCTCTCATTTTCACTCGGGTATCTTTATCCAGCTTATAGATGGCACCACCCCAATAGGGTTCTCTTATAGAAATCCGTCTGGTATTTGATAGTCTTTTGTGTAATCTCTTTTGCACATCTTCATAAAGACCAATTCCCTTTTCAACTTCAAAGATATTTTCATTAAGTCCCTTTGTGGCAAACATATCAATGTCAACCATTAGAACCTGATCATACGAATCGAATCTTTCGTTCAACATATGAACCTTTTGACACGGTGCTGTGAGGTGCTTACGAAATGGAAACCCCGTGATGAGCTCATGATCCGCGCCAACATAGTTGGCATACTGTTTCATATTCTCCAATGAGAGTTTATCAAGTCCCCGGAGTTCACCCGCGAAGTGTTGCAAGATGGTGTTCATGATCAATGATTTGGGAAATTCGCTGGAACGGGGATATTCCATTCATCAACGGGTTTATTTGTGATATCCCATAGAGCCTCTTCAGGCCAATCGTCAGCGGTTCTAAACATGATATGAACGAACTTCGTCTCATCGGTTCTTGAATCGCCGATCTTTGCTTTGGGCTTTGATCCCACCTTATGCATATAAGAATTCCAGCCATTATGCATTGATTCAAATTCAAATCCGTCCATATGAATAAAGGCAGAGGCATAATCTTGGTAAAGGTAATAGAATTTTGGGAAACCAGTGCTACGAATTACGTCAACATATTGTTGAAAGGTTGGCCATCTTTCCTTTGCCTTCTTGAGTCCATTCTTTGAGAAGATCATGACCCCGGTGTTATATACCATTGGTCTTTTCTTTTCATCATACGAATAGTCAATACCCCACTTATTTTTTAGCACCTTGGTCCATGCCTTATCCTTCTCTGAAATGATACCAGCAACATTATAGATCTCACGATAATGTGGTTGATTAGGTTCAGAGCAAATACCGATATCTTTCCCCTTATGAGCATCAAATAGATTCTCTTCAAGACCTTCAATGGGGAACACATCAACATCAATCAGAGCAACATTATCATACTCATCAAATGATGAATCAACCAATGGATTTGCTGGTTCATAATAGATTGGTACATTTACTGTTTTACTGGCAATATCTATGTTATAATCGAATCGATATTCAGCGCCAATCCTTTCTGCATAGGATTTCATAAGCTTTGAACTTGCCTGAACTCCCGGTTTGAGTGGACCCTTCCAGTATTGATAAATCATGTTTTTCATATATTATGTATCAATTGTTCTGCCGCACTTATTCCAGATGATATTGCTTGATGCATATCAATGTATGCATAGTTTCCACAGCGACCAATGAATTTCATTTTCTGTTCATCCACCTCATCAAGATATCGTTTGTATGTCTTCCTGTTCTCTCCGTTGAGGTCTTTTACAGGATAGTATCTCTCATCATTGTTGTCTTTGTAATCACATGGTTCTTCATATGTGAGCGTTGTTGAATCGGATACACCGTGATTGGGAAAATTCTTCCATTCAGTTATTCTCGTGTGTTTACCTGAATGAGTGAAATTAACAACAGATACCGGAAGTATCTTTGTCATTGGGAGGTTGATGTTATTAAATTTGATCGACCTATAAGGAAGCTTACCGTGTTTGAATTCAAAGTAGACATCAATTGGCATACAGTTGAATATATACTCATATTCTTTCTCCATTGATTTCTCAAATTCAGTGGATAGTCTGACTGAAATATTGGTATGATCGAGTATATTATTAAATATTGAGGTGTATCCGTTAACTGGCATCAATTGATATCGATCATTCGGAAAATAGTATTCATTATCATCATCCCTGATTGGTATTCTATTCAAGATGTTTGGATCAAGCTCTTCGAGCTCCAGACCCCACATTTTCTTTGTGTATGGTCTAAAGAAGGTATCTAAGATATTCTCATTGCCAACAATATCTTTAGTTTCTCTATTCACTGGAAGCGTCACATATCTGCCGTCACTTAATTGCGCCTTCACCTTGTGTTTATATTCGCACCATTCTCCGAATCTCTTTACCCAATTAACAGCCTTTTCATTATTAGTGTGAAAGATATGAGGACCATATGCATGAATTCGTATACCCAATTCATTATCATAATCATAAACATTCCCGCCGATGTGTGATCTTTGATCTATAACATCACAGGCGAAACCATTCTCAGCAAGAGTTCTTGCAACTGATACACCAGAGAATCCGGCACCAACTATTAAAATTCTTTTCATATATTAGTTGAATATAACGTAGTATTATCAATCATCTTGGGTTTGAATTTTCGGATATATTGGTCTCTGTTCAATATAGTATCAGTGAACTGATTCTTTAGAATAGAGAAGGATTCAGTTCTCTCTCCAGTCGCTTGCCATGAAGGATTCACACAGACATTATCTTTATGCAAAGATGCCAATGTGATCATGGTCTCATAGGTAGGTAATGCATATTCTTCAGTTAGAAAAACAGATTCATTATGCGCAGATTTCACGGCATCATTCCTAGGGATAAAAGTATATTTGAAATTCTTTAAGTTGGTCTTTGGGCATTTCATACCGGTATATTTGGTAAAAATGAATTCGATCTCTGGGTGTTTATACATCAAGGGTATCCAATACTCAATAAATGATTCATGATCACTGATATCTGTGATGATACTAGCATTCATGGTTTTCTCGCCTCAATAATTGCAGAATGCGCGGCACGAATTCGACATCTGGTATCAATCTGGTTGAATGCCGTTAGTTCACTCTTTCCATAAGGCATTTGTTTCACATCAACAAAACCTAGATCTTCATGCACCTTGATGATTTCTTGTATTCCCCAGAGATATCGATGTTCACCATTTTGATATAGAAGACCCAAGGCGCATTGTTCTCTCGTGCCTCTATGTTCATTCCCCGCCGGTGCAAACTTATGTCGAGTGACATAACGAGAATGATACTGCTTCACGAAAAAATCTTCGTCGGCCGATAGTTTTTTTCCACTGATTAGTTTCTCAACGAAATCATAAGGCGGCCAAATGGTCCTGATGATACCCCCCGATTTGAGTAGTCGAAGACCTTCTTTTAGGTAATTAAGCCCCTGATACTTGAAGATGTGTTCAATGAAGTGTTCACTGTAAATCCCATCAAAGGTATTATCTTCATACCCCTTGATGGGCAGATTGGTCATATCGTAGGTCTCTACACCACTGTTATCATATTTCTCAACATCCCGCAGTGCAGTCCATTCCGGTCCTCTTTTTCTTTCTGCTGCTATTTCTAGGTATCTCATGTCATTCTTCTCTTATGGGGTCCGATGTAATGATTTATTTTCCCATCAAGTTTCTGATATGAAGAGAGTCTATTCCACCTGGTATCTAATTCAGTGACATTGAATACTGATTGAGATAACTGAAGATTGATATACATCTGCTCTGTGTATCTTGTGTGGAGATAGTAATCATCAACCGATTTGAAGTGTTTTCTTGCTTTCTTCCTACCTTCTTTTGACCATAATTGAAATCCACCGTTCAGGTATCTGAAATTCTCTTGGGGATAGAGTTTAGATTTAGGAAACATCCAGTCTTTCCCAAACAACTTTTTGCCATAGGAGATGATACCTCTCTCATGTCCAGGCGCATCCATCACCTTTGATAACCAGCTTTTCTGGCGGGTATGAACGCCCAACTCATGGACCATTGCAATATCACTGAATTCAATTTCAAAAATATTCTCTTTCGTGTCAACAAGCATATCCAAGTCCAGACAGAGAATGTTATCATACTCATCAAAGGATTCATCATACAAGAGTCTCAGTGAATCGAGCCTTGGGTCAAGATGTTTGAAATGCCTATCATGTGATAGAACATATTCAGCACCACAATGTTTTGCATAACTTGATGCCGATTCAGAACCGGCTTTTGCCCATTTAGGCATTTCTACTCCACCATAATGAGAATCTCCTGCTTCATATGGTATGTAATATTGAAATAGTAGATTTTTCACACTTCTCCCCCGTGGTCACAGTTCATCATCCTCATCGGTGTATTCATCTCCTATCTCTGTAGCACAGAATGGACATATCAGGGGTTCTTGAATTTCGTGTTCATCATTTTCTACACCATGGTCTATGGCAAAATCATGCCATTCAATCTCATATGATATCTTACACGAACTGCATGTATTGTTTATTTTCATCTTATTGGACAAGCTCCTCCTTCACATTCAATACCCTCGATCATCTCATTGGATGTCTGGATAGACTGAATTGGTTTAACTTTCTTAAGCATCTTCTCATATTGATCTGCATCAATTTCCTCGTATGGTGCTTGGGTGAAACCATGATCAGAGTGCAGAAGGAATGAAACACTCTTGATATGGTTTTTAAAATTCTTTGCCAACCAATCCTGAATCGCAGGAAGTTCTCCCTTATGATAATAGACCGTACAGGATACCGCATTATCTGCCCAGTCGGATTGAAGTCTCTTGATAAGCTCAAGTTGATCGATGGCACTCATGTCCTTGGCGACAGTGGCATCTTCAGTGAATTCACATGGAAATTCAACAATCACGGTAGCGTGGTTTTCAGTCCCATCGAAGTCCTTTGCAAATTCAGTATGATAACCACGGCTTCGACAGACATCTATAAGTGAATCACTCGCGGACATTCGAATTCGCCGGATGAAGTATTGAGAGAATGCCGGATGAACACCTGGAGTTGAACCCGCAAGTATACTGAGAGTGCCACTAGGTTTAACGGTTGTCAACTTAATGGAGGGATTGTACCCATTTTTCTCTGAGTATTTCTTATCGAACTCACGAAGTTTCTGGTAGGTGTAATCCAACCAATCCAGCTTGTGTTGAGACTGACAGATACCAGTCACACCCAACCCAATACGCATGTTCTTGTGGACAATCTTGTTGGTCTCTTCGTGGATGAAAGGTAGTGCGCAGACTGCTTTCTGAGTCTTATAAAGCAGCTTCGCGCATTCATACATCTCTTCCTTGGATTCGATATTATTGAGATACAGTTCGCTTAGATTACAACACTCATAATTCCCCAATGAAATTTCGCCGCATGGATTGGTCCCCACGACGTTATCTTTATTAGTCGGATACAGATCTGAATTCCGAAGACTTCCATCTGAAATTCGCCCAAACTTTTCTGACAGAGGCAGATTGAATAGACCATAGGGTTCACCCGTGCCGGCATAACCCTCCCAGAAAGCATCTGATGTATGGGCGTATGAATCACAGTAGATGGTATTATTGGACATCGCCCGATGGTTTGGAATACCACCCAAGTCCCAACGCTTTGCTCTCATAAAGAGAAAGTCATCAGGATCCCCAATCGCAATCTCAGCGGATCGCCGGACATTACCAGCGACCACGATACTTCCAATGATATTACATATATCAAGAACATCCACTGACCGAAGTTTTTTACCTTCGCGGCTCTGGAAGACCTCATTGATTTTCGTGATACCATTAATGAGGATAGAAGGACCAGAGGCAGTGCCACCGAAGCCACGGATCTTCTCACCTGCACCACGAATCAGGATGGTCGAATAGGTGAAACCCTCCCCTGTCACGAACCAGGAATCCAGGACCTTACGAAGAAGATATACCCAACCTTCCCGAGAATCAGGGACAATGAAATCTGCATCGGCCGTTGCCTTCCCATCTAGTTCATCATGTGTAATCTCAACATTAGTCTTGATACGAGGTAACTCATGGATATCTTCACGACGAACAGAGAAACCAACACCACCTCCAAGCATTAGATTCTCAAAGAGGAAGGTGAATGCCTTTGGTTCATTCATCTGTGTGAACCAGCAATTCAGGAGAGAGTTAGCG